GTCCTGCCGCTTATGAAAAGATTTATAACTGACTTATATTTATCATTAAGGCAAGATATTGTGCTTCTTAATGCAGTCTTTATTTCACTACTGATGTACATATCTTTAACATCTTCAATATATTCATGCTTCGACCTATCCTGACTACCAACATCTACAACTTCATCAAGATAAATCATATCTTCCTTTGGTTTGAACTTCCTATTATAAGCATTCATAATTTCATATTTAACTTTATCAGTAGCGAATGTAATAAACTTAACTCCCAAATCTGGATTAAATTCATTTACTGCTTCATTGACTTTTATCAAACCTAATTGAAATAAGTCATCCTTGAACGTTTCCTCTCTAGCAATCCTATGAACATATCCCCAAACTAATCTGTAATGCTGCTTTAAAAAGTCTTCAAGTGCTATCCCTCCAAGCTTAGCTTCCATAACAGTTGGCATTTTAACCCCTCCTTTATTATCCTTATAGTTTAATTATATCACTCTATTCACAATATGTAAATTTCTTTTTAAAAAGAATGACAAAAAAGGACTGGCGTTAACCAGTTCTATAATTATTCAACTACTACATATTCTTGAAATAAAGTTAATACTTCGTCATAACCTCCAGCTTCAAAACAGCGATTCTCCATTTCCTTTGCATGTCCTTTATATCCGGCTTTCTTAAGTGCCTTTGAAACTATACCTATAAGGTTGAATACATTACCATTCTCACATGTTAGTTCAACCGTAGGCCTTTCACCTCTATCAATTCTTGGAAGTCTTTCAATTACCGGTGTTGTAGGGACTTCCTTCTTTATTTTCTGCATACTATTACCTCCCCCAATATTGTTCACCAACATCTTCAAACTTAGGACCATAACCTAATTGCTTTCCTTCGCAAAGATATACCTCCTCAGTTTCGCACGAATCGTCTTGAACTACTGATACATTGCCTACTGAGAGTACAAATGGCCAGTTTGGTTGATGAAGCATCCTTATAACATAATCTTCTTTTCCTTCTTCAATCATTTGCTCCATTAAATCATGAAGTCCTTGTACTGTTAACTCGTTTCTTCCTCTTTCAAACTTCATACCAATCACTCCTTATACAAAGTCCTTAATGTAATACCTTGAACCGTAACTTATGAAATAAGGTTCTCCTTTAGCATTATATCTTATTTTTGCAGTTCTTTTTCTACCAAGTCTGTCTCCGCAAAAATCTTGAAATACTACAGCATCATCGATTCCATGCTTTATTTCACTAATATTTAAACCAGAATCATTTGAGAATAAAAACGATTTTGATACTTTTTCAATATTTTCCATATTATCACCTCAATCCTACTTTACATACTCCGTTTAAATGATCGATTTCGTGTTGTACAATCCTTGCTTGCATACCTTCCATCGAATATTTCATAAGTATTCCAGATACTGAATTCCCTTCAACAGATATTTCGTTTGCTCTTTTTATAGTTTTCCTTCTGCCTGGGTAGCTCAAACAAGCTTCTATTTCAGATTTTGTATCATCTTTAGAATAGTATGTAATTCGAGGATTTACCAAAGATACTACGTTTCCGTTTTCCAAATCCGTGAATGCAATTATTCTATGAAATATTCCAATCTGATTTGCTGCAAGCCCTATCGCTTTCCTAAAATTATCCTTAAGCGTATCCTCTAAGTCTTTCACCTCGTTCCTTACTTCTTCATTAAATTCATTTACTTCCTCACATTTTCTTCTAAGCGCTGGATGTGGACTTGTCAAAATTCTTTTTACCATTGCAGTGACCCCCTTTTATTATCCTTATAGTTTAATTATATCACTCTATACATCTGAAGTAAATTTCTTTTTGTCTTTAAATATGCTAATCAATACATTCTGAAAAGTCATAATCAAAATCCAATGCAGTCATTTTGATTATATTTATTTGATATTCTTGCCTTGAGCATTCAAGTTCAGGGAAGTCTTTATCACAGTTGTGTTGTATATCTAATGAACGATTACAATCGCAACTCCAATTTCCATCACAATAAATAAATGCAATAGTCTCAGCATCCATAGTGTCTGAAAACTCTTTTATAAAAGTAAATTCTTTACCATCATACTGAGGTAGTCCTTTTGTACTACATTTATATACAATCTCAACTCTTTTCATGAATTTTGCCTGCCTTTCTTAACAACGGAAGGCCTTGATACTTCCTTCTATTGTTTGAATACTTCCACGGCTTATTGATTTTGTCAATCAATAAGTTTGCTTTGTCTATCTTTTCTTGTATTTTATCAAATTCTTCTTTATTCATATCAACCATCCGTCCATTCATGACTACAATCGTTACAATGAAGTTTGAAATAACCATTGCCTAAATCGTCTATTACATGATTGTTAGTATGCAAACAATCCGGAAACAATGGATTTATATTTTCTGGTACATTTGAACTGTTAAGTTTGTCTGCAGCCTCTTTAACTATGTTTGAAATATTTTCATTCTTTTCCATTTTATTCTCTCCTTTCAAATTTTGCTAAGTATTGTTTGTTATCGTCGAATATGTTTATTATTGCCATGAACTTTTTATATTGCTCTTCATCCATTTCAGATGCTATATCCATATCAAGTATTTTTGTTTCAGTAATTAAGGTCTTTAATGCACTTTTGGCTGCGAATATTATCTCTGTCATACCGGCGACATGATAACAAATGCTATGTTCTTTCATAGAATCAAATTCAGATCGAGCAACATCATGCACTACCTTTTCAAGCATTTTTGGAATTACTTCATATGAATCTAAATTATTGAAAAGATTTTCAAATGTTTCATTTAACATCTCTCCCATTATTGCCCCTCCGCTTCAAACATTGATATGCATGTACCAAGTTCTGTATTGAGATGAAAGTCCATCTCATTGTATTTCTTTTCAAACTCATTAATACCATTTATGCCACTAAATTCAACTTGTTGAGCCTGCTCGCTTGCAATACTGCATTTATTCGGAACCATTATTCCTTTCCAGAATTTATTATTTCTAAGTCTTGATTTTACCTGCAGTTTTGAAAGTTTTACATAATTACTCATAGTAACCTCCTCACACCATATTTATTCCTTTATTTAATTATATCACTCTATTCACAATATGTAAATACAAGACAGTGTCAAATTATCACCTATTTATATTATATCAATATGAATTCTTTTATTAATGCATAAAAAAAGCCCCACAGTCAGTAGGGCTTTTTAAATTACTTTGAACCAAGTTTTGCAAGTTCCTCTGGAGTTAGTTTAGTCGTAATAACAGGTCCATTCTTTGCATGAGATTGATTGTCTTTATCAAGGTTTCTGCCTTTTTGAGTTCCATTTTTGGCATTATCTTTTTTAGTATTATCTTTCTTTTCAGCAGGTTTTGTTTCTTTCTTTACTTCATCTTTCTTTTCAGCAGGTTTTGTTTCTTTATTTGCCTCTTTTTTATCCTTTTCTTCTTTCGAATCAGAACGTTTCTTTGGTTCAAACTTTTTAATAGCCTCATCAATAAGCTTAACGGCAGTAGCAGTATTGTCGCCAATGTATATCCATCTGCAAGTACCCATATGCTTATCACTTGCTTCTTTCTCTGTTAAGCTTGTTAAACCATCAACTTCTGAAACAGCGACATTGAGTTCGATCTTAAAACCTTTTTTGGTTTCAATAAATTTGAATGTCCTTGTTCCTTCAGTACCAAAGAATGTAATTCCAGAATTGTTTTCCTTTTCCTTGAACTTATCTTTCGGTACTATTACCCTAATTTTTTCCAAAGTCTTTACATATGATTGATGCGCTTTCTCAAGTTCTTCTTTTACCTTTTCTGTGTCCTGAACTTCTTCTTTCTTTTCTTCAGGCTTTGTTTCTTCTTCTTTCTTTTCTTCAACCGCTGGTTCATGTTTTGGTAATACATCTCCAATTGAGAACGGCTTTTCGTTTAAATCAACCCTAGGGTCTAATGCTGGTTGAGCATTTTCTTCAACCTTTGTTTCTTCAACCTTTGTTTCTTCAACCTTTACTTCAGGTTCTTTCTTAACTACGTCTTTACCTTTCGTTGTATCTTTCTTTGTTGTACCATTTTTAGCCATAATATTCACCCTCCAATTTTGATTTGGTTTAACCTTATAGTTTAATAATAACACTCTATGCACTATTTGTAAATATATCATTCACATCTTTTTATCTTTTATTTTCAGAATATAAAATTTTTATATATTATATTAAAAGGAAATTCTGGAATTATTTAGCGCCTTCCTAGACCTTAAATAGAGGTCAATAATACCTTATTTAATAATTTATACCATAAACAAAAAGGGCCTCTCTAAATGGCCCTCTAATGTCATACCAATAGTTTTTATTCTATTTCCAAAGTTCAACAATCCTTAAAAGAATTTCTTCCATTATCTTGTTTTGAAGTTTCGAATTATTCAAAACTTCTGCAGCTCCGCTCATAACTCTCACACTACCGGATGTTGAGATTGCAGTTTGCAATAATCTTTTATTGTCTTCACTCAATAAACCAATTTTACTTTCAACATATTCTATTATATCATTCTCTTCTTGAGAAGGTTGAGAGTAAAGTCCGTTTTTATAAAAGTTCTTACAAAGACTTGCAAAATAACTTATAGGCTTGTCAAGATTCTTCTTCATTGCAGTCCTATTAATTGCTTCAGAAATATATTTATAAGCATCTACTCCTCTTGCCAAACCAAACTTATAATAGAATTCCAAAGTTCTTCCGTCTTTATCACTCAATTTACCAAATGAATTATAAAATTTAGATTTTAATTCTATAACTTGAGTATTTACATCTTCTATTTCCATATGACCTCCTAAGGCTTTTAGCCTACCACAGTTATCTTCTACGTCTCATTCGCTTTCTTCTTGATTCTTCTTCTTTTTCAAGTTTTTCTTGCTCTTTAATCTTCTTTTCCCAATCTTCATCCCATTCAAATTCATAATAGTCATTAGTAAACCAACCGCTTTTTATTTTGTATCTAAACTTCCAAATACTGCCGTTTACATATACTAACAATTTTTTAATTTTCATAAAGTCTATATCAAGCAATTCAAAATGTTGACATCCATCTGCAAAAGCCTGATAAGCAAACATATGTTGACGAGATGTAAACCTTGGGATTTGGTTTTCTGCTAACATATTAATCCTTCGTTTTGATTTATACATACCTATTAGGGTACGATGGGTATGTATAACTTCTAACCACCCAAATTCTGCATATAACTCCAATGTATCACCCCCTTATATTGTCTTACAAATTCCAATCATCTTAACCTCATCAACTCCTATCTCATTTAATTTTGTCTTAATTTCGTTTGCAAATTCTATGTTTGCAGTTTTTATTTCGGCCACATAAGCATTCGATTTTGGTTGGAATGCAAAGTCATAGCTTCCATCGCAATGAAAATCATCTGTTATTTGAACACCAAGCTTCTCAATGTTTGCAGATAACCATTCATTAAATTGTTCGAACTTTTTGTCGTCCTTATCTCTTCCAAGTACTGTGTGTAGTTCATAATTCATTATTATGTCCCCCTGTTTTATTTATAATTTTATTATATCACTCTAGATGCATTAATAATACCATAGATAGGTATTAAATTTTCTGTGTGTATACAACATATCCCGCGCTAATCAGAATACATTCAAACGAATAAAAACGCGTATATATAATAGGAAACTCAGGCGTATTACAGATAACAAACTAATATCTCAATATCAAAATGTTTAAATTCTTCAGTCAATATTTCTTTTACTTTACTCCATTGCAATCCGTCTAAACCGCATCCAATCTTTGGCATTGCTATACATTTAATATCAAGCTCTACACACTGTTTTCTCAAGTCTGTTAAACTATTTGTCAAAGTCTTATATGTTGGTTTATTCCAATACATATTTTTAGTTATTAGATTAAACACTCTAATCCATTGATTATTTTCATACTTTGAATATAGACAGCATGTACCAATACCGTCAGTTTCTTTTCTTATCATTACTATATTCTTCATTTCTGGGAACTTATCATTGAACAATGCCGCTATACCAAATCTTTTACCAGCATTAGAGATTCCCATTGCTACGTCATCTGAAATGCAATGAACGAGTGCATATTTTCCAACCAGTTCAAACAAATCTTTTTTCTCTTCTTTAAGTATCATAATAACCTCCAATTGGTTAAAATTTTCGCTAATTGCGTTTGTTTTAATCATGCGACGCATAAGCGCCGTTTGTAATTTTTTACCATGTTTAATAAAGATTCATAATGGTTATAATAATATTTGTAACACCAATAAACCAATTCAAAGGAGGAAAACACTATGCCTAATAATAGGAACAGAGTTGAAATCCCTGAAGCAAAGAAGGCCTTGAACAAAATGAAACTTGAAGTTGCCAATGAACTTGGTATAACTGATTATGACAAAGTAGATAAAGGCGACCTTCCTGCAAGAGTCCATGGTAAAGTTGGTGGTAACATGGTGAAGCGTATGATTAAACTTGCTGAAGAAAGTATGTCAAATCAATAGTTTCATTAAATAAAAGAGGGCCCCTTTCAGGGCCTTCTTTTTATTATTCGATAACACATTCAAATGCATTTTTATCATCGCGAATCCTTATAAATCTAGGTTCACGCAATGCACCAGTCTTTGGAACTTGTTCCATTGCAAATACTTCTGCAACCATTCCTTTATATTTGTCCTGATTTTCTGTAAACTCTTGTCTCATTTCATCTTTTATACCAGAAGTATAGCCAACTTCTACAAGCTCACCATCTTTATATTGACCAAATGATACTGAACCTATCCACCCATAATAGTGGAATTTAGTAATAGGTTTAACTTGCATACCATCAGACATACCTCTATCAGTAGCTTGTTCAAGTCCAGTAGCTGTAAACTTATGCCCATCGTCTGTCATCCAATATGACCAGCTAGTTATATCTTTTCCGGTATAATCAACTTCTGCTGGTTTAAATCCAGTTATAACTACATCGAAAGTATCACCTTTCTTCCACTTTAGCCATGGTATAAACAAAATACCTTTCTTTTTATTTGCGCGAACTTTAGAAGGATGACCTTTACCGTCTCTTATCTCACCTTCATAATATAAAGAATTTTTATGTTTAAGAATCATACCTTCTCCGCCGTCTGCTACAATTTGCTCCCATCTTTCTTTACTTCCTTCAAATGGTACTATTTCTGAGATATGGAAAAAATCCTTAATGTCTTTACATAAAATTTCTTTTGTTACCGGATGCTCAAAGTACCAATCCCTATTCATATAAAGCATTTCTTGATAAAAATCTTCAAGAATCCTTCGTCTTTCGTGATATTGTACCCTTCTAAAGTCAGTACCTTTATATTGAATCATATCGTACATCATGTAATGAACAAACCCTTTTTCAATTTGATTTGCCAAAGAAGTTTCAGGTAACCCGCCAATCATTGAAGTTATGTCGTGAGACCTGCATCCTGGCTTCCATATCTCACCATCTGGAATTGTACCGTTGAAATTATGCTTTAATATTTTGAGGTGAGGTATATTATCAGTACGCTCTGTAGGCCATGGAGAACCATTTCTAGCTGTTTCTATTGCAATACTCCTTGTCGTAAACCTTATTATATTGGAAAACCATGAAGGCATTCTATAGCCGTCATATTTAATCTCCCTTATATAGTCAGGGTCTTCAATGTATTGCACAAGTTCATCATAATTCTTAGGTTTAACCGCACCCATCGGTATAAGCGGCCGAAAATTAAGAATATCTACTTCGCTTTCCTTATTTTTTTTGATTTTTTGCATTTATCTTCCTCCTTAATTAGTTCATACATATAATGTTTACCAGTTTTAATAGATTGTACTACTTTATGCGATATGTTATATTTACTTGCAATTTCATTTTTAGAACAACCGTTGTTCATATCACTTACTATTGACTTAAAAATATCTATTTCAATATAATTGCCTTTTGCTTTAGCTTTCTTTATCAAAGTATTTAGCGAATAAGTCTTTCCTTTTTTAATTTCTGACATTTTTTTAATAGTTTCTTCAGAATGCTGTTTACCATAGAATCCATTATTTTCGCCAGAATATTTTTCCGGATGCATAAGTCTATCGAGTTTAACTTTTTCAGATATTTGCTTCTTTAAATATTCTGGTAAAGTGCCTTGATTGCCAGCCTCTCTTATATTATAACCAAAATTTCTATCAAGGGATTGATATGCCTCCATATAAAATTTTTCTTTTTCAGTAAGTTCATCAAAACCACATTCCTCAAGAACTATAAATTCAAAACTTTCTTCATCATATTTATTCCATTCATTTAATAAAATAGGATTGCACTTAACACTGTTAGCTTTTAACGCTTTTATATGTTCATTCCATCTTTTGTTAAGTTGAATAGATTGACCAATATAAATCTTTCCATTAACTTTATTTTTAATCATATAGATTCCAATTTTATCCATACAACAACCTCCTAAAAATATATTTCAATATAATAGGAAGCTGTTGTATGTTATTATATAATTCCATTGGAATAAGATGGAATTACTCTATTTCTTTTACCACACCTTTCATACGTCTATTGGTCCATTCATATAATGATTTTATATCACATATTCCACCAGACTCTATTGCCTTAACTAAGAAAAATTTATCATCGTCTGACAACATAATAGATGTAATATCAGACTCATTCTCAATAAGACTTGATGGTACTATTTCTTTTGACATAAGCTCTGTATTGAGAAACTCATTATGCTTTGCCTTCATCTCTTCATAACCTTTGAACAAACATTGTACTACCGGGTTTTTTGACTGAGAGGCTTTCTCCTCCCAAATTTTCTGTTCACTCTGCCATTTACCTTGAGAAATTATTGCATTAGAAAAATCTGAAATAGCCTTTCTGTAACTTTCCTGTTTTTTAAGAATATCATTTATTTTCATTTTAAACCCTCCTTATAAGAATTTTAGACCTATGATTAAAACTATTATGAACCACCATACAACCCATAAAATCTCAACATTCTCATAACGTCCAGTATATTTCTTTATTAATAATCCAGAAAATATTAAACCAAACATTACTACAGATATTGCAACTATATGAGTAGCATCATACTTTAACATATTAACGCTATGAATAAACCTAAAAGTTGTATTTATGAACCAAATTAGGTTTATAAGAATAAAAAACAGATTGATTATTGTCAACTTATTATTTGCTTTCAAAACACTACCTCCTCTACTTTATTACTATAGCCATATACCATGTTTCTTTTTTCTTGGTTTTCCTATGACCTATAGTATCAACATAAGTTTCAAACCTTCTACCAGTATCAATCATTGGAGCAAATCCTTCAGCGTATGCAGAACTTAAGTAACCGATTTGTTTTCCGTTTGCATAAACTGCAATGGCATTCTTATCATAAGGGTTTTTCGGTTCCCTTACCAAAGTTATTTTAGAAGCCTTTGTTAAATGCGATATAATTTCTTGTCTTGAAGTACCATCCGGATTGTTATGTGTTGCTCCAACTACTTTATACTTTGTCATTTTGTTACTGTCAAGTATTGACATCTTTGACCTCCTTCCAAAACCATATGCTTCGACACCATACATTCTTGCAACTTTATTAAACAAATGATTCAAAGCAAATCGCCTCCAATAATTATATTTCGACCTAATTATATAATATCAAATTAGAATCAAAAATTAACTATCAGAGGCGATTTGTTTATCTATTTTATTTGTTTTAACATCTCTTCTAAATTAAAACTTGTGTTGTGTGTACATCTTATCCTTGCTGCTGCAAATAATTCTAAGCAATCAGTACCTGCATAGTCGTGCAAATAAACAATTTTCTTAATACCAGAATTAATTATTAATTTTGCACAGTCATGGCATGGTTTATGTGTAGTATATAATGTACCACCATAAATTGGAGTACCATTCTTTGCAGCTTGGACAATTGCATTAGCCTCTGCGTGCGCACCTCTACATACATGCTGACCAGTACCATGCTCAAAACCAAGTTTCCTCTTATAGCATTCGCCAAGACAGTATTTACAATCTGGTACGCCACTTGGAGCGCCATTGTAGCCGGTTGATGCGATATTTTTGTTTACTACAATAACAGCTCCTTTAGGGTCACTAAAGCATGTATTTCTACTTGCTACTACTTTGGATATCATTAGAAAATAATCATCCCAACTTATTCTACCCATATTGACCTCCTATATTTTGACAGCTTTTACTATAGCATTCTCATCTACTTCCATTTTATATCTTGGAGTTTGTATGTTATAATCAATAAGTTCAAACAAATCTGAATAAGCAACATATTCAATTGCATCTTTATAAAACAAAGATTCTGCTCTAACAACTAGCATATTTTCAAGAATATGTTTTGCCAAATCTGAATTTCTTAATATAGTAACTCTATCAATTTCAAATATACCAATTTTTCTTTCAATCATTTTGTGTTGCATTTTATACCTCCAATCTACAAACCCAATGATAACCTTTTCTTATAGTCGATAATAATGAAGTAATTTCTTCATTATACATAGATTTTATAGACTTGTTATCAATACCTTCTTTTATTAATTTATATATTTTTATAATATCTTCATCAGACAAATTTAATTTTCTATTTTTACCTCTTGCAGATAGTTGCATTTTCTTTTTAGTTTCTTCAGTATGTTGTTTTCCGGTAAAATTGCTTGCATGCTTTTTAGCAGATGTTGAAATATTCTTTTTCCATTCTTCTGAAAACGTTATTTTGCGACCTTTTAATTTTTCAGACATTTTCTTTTTAGATTCTTCAGTATGTCTTCCATACCAACTTTCTTTTGGAGGGTGCATATTATATCCAAATTTTCTATTTAAAGATTTATATTTATCAATATACAGTTGTTCTATCTCTAGTAATTTATCTTTTGCACATTCTTCTAATATAGAAAATTCAAAGTTTTGTTCTCCATATTTATTCCATTCGTTTTGAAAATGATTATTTGTACCGTAATATTTTGACTTGCTTAATGTAGACTTATGAATCTTCCATCTCATTTCTATATCTATAGAACTACCAACATAAACTTTACCATTAATATTATTAACAATACTATAAATTCCACATATTTTCATTATTATCACTCCTTAAATTATCGTATCATATAACTTAATAAAAATGATAATAATTTATTTTATCTCTGTAAATGAATCATCATCTTCAATACGGCAAGAGTCCTTAAATTTTCTAATATCGCTTAAAAAATTATAAAACTGTCTGCAACTACCACCCATGTCATCAAGTCTATTCATTATATTTTTAATTAGAGAATGCGTTCTTGTATAACAAAATCTCCTCTTACCTAACTTTTCATTTATTTGCTGTATCGTTAAACGTTCTTCTAAATACTTAATTATACACTGTTCAAACTTACTAAAATTCCTTAATATTTCGCATTCAAGATCGTTTCTATCAATCTTTGAAAAATCATAATATAATTTAAGTATTTTGAATATACGTTCTATAGCATTTTGCGTTGTTCTCCAGCTATTGTAATTCATTATCTCTACTATTTCTGAAGTCTTTTTATTTTCATGTACATTTAATTGGTATATGCAAAACTCCTTTGGATTTAAATGTTTCTTAGCAAGCTCATCAATTTCGTCAAACATCTGACGCCTTTGTTCTTTTAATTCTTCATCTTCTTCAATAACTTCAAGACTTTGAAAATCATATTGCTCCATTGCTTCTTCTAATGGAATATATCCTAAATCGCCTTTTGTCGCGAAATTTCTTGATGAGCGCTTTCTCATTTTATAATCCCTCCAGTAACTTCATATTATTTTTTGTTAAAAGACTATGGAACTTAAGCGTTTCAAAAACTTCTTCAACTTTTTCCATATCTTTTTGAAGTTTCTGGATTCTTATGCCTCTTATGTTTTTATCTATCAATGATAACTGATATGATAATCTTAACATATCTTGACCTTGAAGAAGTTTATTCATTGCAGCACTTCGTTTTTCCGGTATAAATAATTCAATTGGTTGGCATTTTATGATTCCATCGACTAATTCAAAATGTTCTATAAGAAACTTATCTGCTGTTTTTTCTCCTATGCCATTGATTCCTGGTATATTGTCTCCAGCATCTCCGTTTAATGCAAGATAATATGAAAAGTATTTAGGGTCATATCCTCTATCTTCTTTCCATGTTTCTCTCGTCCATAGCTTAATATTATTGGAACCTTTGTGGGCTAACAGGTTCACAGAATCATCTATAAGCTGCTGGTAGTCCTTATCGGCGCTTATTAATAAAACTTCCTTACCCGCTTCCATATGCGACTTAGACAGGGTTCCACAAATATCGTCTGCCTCTTCGCCTTCTTTAAATGCTTGCCGTATTCCTATTATATTTAAGACTCTGCGTGCTTGTTCAATTTGAGTTTTGAAATTTTCGTAATCTTCCCATTCGTCTTTATTAGCCCTATTTGCTTTATATTCTGGATATATAGCAGACCTTCTTTTATATCCTCTATCCCATGCAATAATTACCATTGCATCGTCTTTAAGATAATCTCTTTTTATAGTTAAAATAGAATTTATAAGTCCGAATGTACCACCTGTAAAAACTTTCTTATCATCAATCTTTACACAAGCATCTTTGTGAACAGAAAACGCTTTAAAAAACATATTATTTCCATCAACAATGCCTATATCATATCGTTTCTTTGCCATTTTTCCACCCCAATCAATGTTAGAATCCCAATTTAGCTTCACCGGTAAGTGAAATGACAATAATATATAATACAATTAAAGCAACACCTATAGCAAATATTCCAAACAATCTAAAAAATATTTTATTAGTTTGTGTTTCATATATCCTTGAAGAATTATGTGCTTCAATCTTTCTTTCATTTCTTATTTGTGTCTTTCTAATATTTTCTTCCCAACTTGCCATAAAATCACCTTCAGATTGATATATTTAATTCCATATATAAATTATATCAATCTGAAGGCAAAAATAAACTGTTAGAGATAATTTTATTTCTTTAACCCCAGTGGCCATTCCTTTTCATTATTTCAATTATCTCATTTATATACGGTTCGTCAATATTAATTACAAGATATTCATTCACTGGTTTTTTATCATTACGTTTCCTACTTCTTGATAGTTTTGAACTTATGTTTACCAATTGCTTTCTTTCATCATTGTTTAAATATTTAACAGTATCTGCTATCTTATATACTATGAATTTTCTTTTAGCGCCACAGGCTAACGTATCAGACATTTTGTTTTACCTCCAAAAATCTAAAGAATTCTTTATTACAATACGGACAATACTTATAATCGACAGACTTAACATAATTTTCTTTAAAATCTATAATAAATACACCGTCTTTGCGTATACAAAACACTTGATTCATAGAAAGTAAATTGCATTTATGAATAGTGTCAATATCGATATATTCTTTAGATGGCGGTCTTGGTGGGACTTTAGGTGGATTTGCTTCCATTGACATATCTCCTCCTTATAGTCAAAAAGGAGACCAGCTCTATTAGCCAGTCTCCTTTTTGCATCATTATTCATCCGGGATCGAAAAGAGAGATTATTTCTTTGCCTTTTTTTCAGGAGCCTTTGCAGCCATTTTTTCATCATACTTTGCTTTGCGGGCCCTTTTCTTTATAAGCTTGTCATTATCAACCTTAACCTGTTCTGCAACCTTTGTCTTAAAGGTGTAGTTGAATCTGAATTTCGGAACCATCTTAACCGGAACCTTGATTGCTTCGCCTGAAGCTACTTTACGGGCATTCTTTTCATCCTGAACGTCAAGGTAAAAAGTACCGAAATCCTGCAGGGTAATCTTTTCCCCTGTCATAAGTAATTTTCTTATTCCTTCGATCGTGTCTGAAACAGCCTCATATTTTACACCAGCTGCTTTTGCGATATCGCCTATACCTGCCATAATGTAACGCCTCCTAAGATTTAATTTTGTTTTAGTCTATCGCCTTAATAAACCGACCAATGAATTTCCCGGTTACCATTGTAATTGCCATTTAAACTAATCTTATAGACTGTTTGGTCGGCTAACTGTAGTGGTTGTCCATATTCATTTCATACTTAACTGGGCCGAAACACCATCTTAAGTATTTGGTCGGTTTATTAAAGCGATAAACCGTGGTTATAATAATATAATATCACGTTTGGGATAAAAGTAAACGCTTTTTTTAAAATTTGAAAATATTTTTAACATAACTCCAAATATCATCACTGACTTTATCGATAGTCTGAGTACCATCAACAATTGTCCTGGCTCTTTCGAATCCATCTTTACCACAAGCCTCTAAATACAGATTGCGAACGCCATTAAGGAGATTATAGTCCTTCTCGTGTCTATCATTTTCGGCAATACCGTTATCTCCGTATTTTGGGTTTCTTTGCATACTTAATTCTGCCGGAATATCAACCAATATTTCTGCATTAGGTTTAATTTGAAAGACTTGTAGTGTATGCAGCCATGTTTTATTCAAACCTTTATAAATTGCATATACTTCTTGACTTAATAAATATCTGTCAAGAACAAGAAAATCAACACCTTCTTCATTTAACTTATGGAACCATTGCTGTTGTGCCTGCTTATCTGCAGCCATAATGAGTTCAACAGTATATTTGTCTATATCATATCTTTTGAAAAGCCAATCTTGAATTAGTTTTCCAGTTGGTGTATCGTACCTGTGAAAGTCAGACTGAACCACCTTAAATCCCTGTTTTTGAAGTTTTTCTGTAAGAATCTTTGTATGTGTTGCCTTACCGCACTTGTCAATACCTTCCAATACAACAATCTTCATCAATTCGAAGCCCCCTCTAATTTATAATTACCATCCATTCTTGGAAAAAGACGTATTAAATGGTCTATATTCAATCCTTTAAGTCTTTCAGGATTATTATAGTCTAACATTAAGCATTCAGCCGGTTTTACTCCATATAGATTTATTAACTGACTTGCTTTAATATGATGCCATTGGCCATCACGACTGCTTCTAACAGGTCCTGGTAATACAACATACTTAATCATATTACTGCCTCCAAATTATGTTTCTATCGGCGTCTTATACGGTTAAAATACGCCGTATTTATATTAAACCTTTATTAATACTATCATGCGATTTAATCCACTTATTCTCTTTACCAAAGATATGTTGAACCAAACATTCCTCCAAAATAACGAATTCAAAATTATCTTTACCATATTGATTCCAATCATCTTGAAGATGTTTATTGCACTTCCTTTTGTCATTTTTATTTAAAGGGATAATGTGTTCTTTCCATCTGCGTTCAATATTTTTACTACTACCTATAGGTCTTATTATTAACTTTACATTTTATTTCATAAATGCCGCATGTCATATTATTACCTATACGGGCCTCAAATGTTCAAGATTTATTTCGACAGATCGCTCAACAACTCCGAACATTTCTATATAAACCCTTGCCTTATATTTATTTTTGATTATCGTCTTACATGTTCCTATGAAATTAGCAAAAGGTCCGTCGACAATTATTACTCTTCTGTTTATTAAACCGCTATAATTAACAACCTTTTCAGTGCATTCGATACTCATTAAATGTTCCACTTCTTCATCTGAAATAGGTATTGGTTTATTATTAGACTCATCTTTCAAAAACGACATAACTGGAGTTAACCTCATTATAGTTTTCCAGATTAATGAATCTTCTTCAAAATTAAACAGAATATAATTGTCAAAAATAGGGGCAATTATAACTTCTTTTTTACCTTCTTTTACTACGACTTTAGACATCTTAGGGTACCATATTTCTATATCTTTAAACTCTTCTCTCTTTTCAAAAGTAGAAGTTAATTGACTAAGATATCCATGATAGAAGCAACCTACAAACCATTTTTTTGCCATTTCTTCACCCCCTGATTTATTTGTAAAAAGGCCTATCCAACAATGGAGTCGGATAAGCCTTTGTAACTTCTGTAAATACTTGTTGCTGGGTTTTGTTTAAAGCATTTATATAATCTTTATTCCTATGTAAAAATATTTCTATGGTAAGCATTTTTGCTATCCAGTATGCATCAGCTAAATCCTCACCGCTTTTACCATATTGCCCTACATCGAATCCATCCTTATAAGCAGCAAGGACCATTTCAGACTTCTCAGCAGAACCGCTACCGGTAGCAAATTTCTTAACTTTAGACGGTTCATATGTTCTGAATGCTATTCCGGAACGATATAGTTGTAGGCGCAACATTTCTCCAAGTCCGCCTAATTGAAAGACTGAATTTGATTTAGAAGCAGCAAAAGCATAGTCTTCAATAGCTGCATTATCAAATTTATTATTCTTTAAAAGATTATCTGCAAAACTGAATATGTTGTCTAATCTTTTTGTGTCCATCTCTCTATTAAGTATTGCATGAGGGTCATGACTCTTACTTATAGTATTTGTAAAGAATTTAAAATCTACAACTTTAAAATTCTTCATCCATACAAAAGCACTACCGTTTAAACTTTGGTCTATCCCTAATACAAATGCCTGTTCTGGAGATACCTTTTCTATGGCTAAATTACCTGATTTTTTTAATACCTTCTTCATCTCTACCTCCGGTTCTTCTTTTTGTTTCTTAATTTAAGAGCATCTGAAATTTTCTTTTTAGTTTCTTCTGATTGTTTTCTTCCAAACATAGGATTATTAATCCCTTTATTTTTGTCTGGATTATTTTCATATTCTTTTAACAAATTTTGCCTAAAAAGTTCATTAGTCTTTTTACTTCTAATATAATTTTTAGGATTTCTTTTTCTTGCATTCTTTTGCGATATAGACTGTTTCAACTTAGTTTCTTCTGATGCCAATACTGCTCCAGAAGAATCGTGAATATTATATCCTGTATCTTTGTTTAAAGAATTAAAACTATCAATCCAATATTGCTCTCTTTCTTTAAAACTTTCTTTATTACATTTTTCTATAATAACAAATTCAAAGTTTTCTTCACCATATAAAATCCAATCTTCCCTCAAATATTTATTGCAATATCTATAATTTTTATTGAGTACTATTTTATGCGTCTTCCAACGTTTTTCAAAATCAATAGTACAACCAATATAAATCTTATTATTAACTTTACATTTAATTGCATAAATACCACTGTTCATATAATACTTATCAATCCCATCCGAATGTAGAATATTTATCGTATTTTGTTACTTTAATTACATTTGGCAAAACATCTCTAATCTCTGCTTCATGTGATATACATAATATCTGATTGAAGTCAAAATCTTCTATTAATGTTTTAGCAAGAAGCTTAAACACATATTGTCTATTAACTTCATCAAGCATTCCAAATATTTCATCAAAAACTATTAATTTAAGATTAACCCCTATCCTTCTCTGTAATAATCTTACAAAAGCTAATCTAATTGCCAGTGAAATGAGGACTTTACCGCCACCTGATTCTAAATTAAAATCAATCTCATTTCCTCCAGTAGTTATGATTATGTTTAGTTCATCCTTCTTTTTCTTTTGTCTTTCATTACCGCATTCAGGACATTCAGTCTTTCTATAACCTTTTGGAAATGGCATACCGCAAACCAAACAATTTGGTTCCCAAGCATCTAATTCTCTATCAGGCGTAAATTCCAAAGATATATCTGAACTAACCTTTTCCAAAATGATATTGCCTTCTTCTTCAATTTCTCCAAATGCAGACTCAATTTGATTTGAAGGTATACCGTTCTTACCAAACATATAAGAAACAAACTTATGTAAATTATGCTTCTTATTTAGTTCCTCTATATCTTTTTCTGCTTTTATAGCAAGCTGTCTCTTTTCCTTTAATTGTTTTAACTCTGCCTGTTGTGCTGCTATATCATTTATTATATCACTAAGAGACTTTTTATTATCAGTTATTTTCGCATTTGTTTCGTTTTTTTCACGCTTATATTTGTCAACATCAATTGTCTCAAGTTCTTTTAAATTCTTCTCTTTTTGTTCCAATGATTCTTTCTTCTGCTTAAGTAATTCATTCTTTGTTTTAATTTTTGTATTCAAATAATCTACCTTTTCTTGTATGTCCTTTTTGGTTAGTTCCTTCTTAAGCAGTTTAATTTCATTGAGTTGTTCTTTAATTTTATCCAATTCTTTTTGTGCAGCATCAACGTCCTTATTAAATCCTTCAATTTTAGTTTCAAGTTTCTTAATCTCAGCGCTTTTAGTAATACCATTTCTACGCAATTCTGTTTTTGTAGATTCCATTGAACCAGCAGAATCGCATTGCTCTCCGGAAATTGGGCATATACTGTCAAATTCGTTTAGTTTTTCAAATTGAGATTTAAGATTTTTAAACTCTGCCTTTAGGGTTGCATGTTCTTGAATTTTTTCTTTAGCAATTTTTTTAGCATCGTCAAGTTTTGTTTTTGCTGCTTCTTCATTGCTAGTATTTATATTTTCTATTTCTTTTAAGCGCTTTTCGTTCTGTTCTGCTTTAGGTATTTTCTTTTTCCAGTCATCAACTTCTTCATTAAACTCAGTAATTTCGTCATCAATGTTTTTAACTTCAGTTTTCAATGACTTAACTGATTTTTCAACTTCTGCTAAATCGTTGGCCTTTTTAATTTGGTTATTAATAACCTCTAAAGCCTTATTAAGCGTTTCTAATTGCGTATCTAAAGTGGTTTTTTGTGTATTTAATATATTAATACCATTACGAATTTCGTCGTCTCTAACGGGGTCTGGTTTATTATCAATAACTAATTGTAGCTTATCCATTTCCTTTTGAATATCGTCCATACGTTTTTTTGCTTCTTGTTCAAAGTCTTTCCAATAACCTTTTTCAAGCCATTTTGAAATTATTTGCTTTTGTCCAGTAGGTCCTGCATCCATAAACGTATGAATATCGCCTTGCAAAAAATACGATGTCATTATAAAGTCTTCATAACATAATCCTATATATTTGTCAATCTCTTCTTGAATAACCTTTTTATCAGCACCTTCGTAGCCTGTCATATCTAGGATAATATCATTATTAGATGACCTACCTCTTTTGATTGTTATTCCGTCGTCAAATTCAAGTTCGCAAATCATATCCTCTTCTGGATAATTCTTATTAATAAGAGATATTTCCTTTTTAGCCCTTGTCTTACCGTATAGAACGTATAATATGATTTCTACAAATGAAGATTTACCGGAACGATTGGAGCGTTTAGGTTCCTTAGACCATTCGCCAACTATTGAAATTATCCTTTGGTCTTCCTCAAAAGATATTTCATTCCACTCTCCAAAGTGTAGAAAATATTGACATCCAATTCTTTTAAGATTCATGATTAAATCCCACCTTTCTGATTATGTCATCAGCAATTGCAAACACTTCATCAGAATTTTTATGTTTCTTATCAATCAACCATACTTCAACTGCTTTGGTAGGCGATAAGCCTGCTGTAAGTTTTTTGATTCTTGTTCTTCTTGATTTTATAATCTGAGACACAATTGGTTTTACAATATAAGCATGCAGTCTTAAACTATCCTCAAATTCTTTTATATTTACCTTATGTGTGTCTTCATAATTAATCTTTACATTTGCTTTAACTATTGCATCTTTTATATCTTCTACATTTATAACGGGAAATTCTACAGTACAACCAGGGAATGTAAAGTCAAAGTCAAACTGCGTAAACTTTCTATTAGTTATTTCAATAATCTTTAATCCTGGTATTGAAGAAACATCTAACAATTCTTTAGCTTCAACTGGTTTAGCTAAAACCTTCTTAACCTTTTTAATTGGCATTGCCATTATATATCCACCTCCAAATGAAAGAATGCTTTTGTTTCAGTTCTTTCACCAAAGTCGTTTATTGATACGCTTCCAGTTATAATTATTGGAGCCCCATGAGGATTTGAAATAAGTTGTGCCTTATGATAATGTCCGTTGAATATATAACTTATCTTATCACTTTTCTTTAATACATCTGGGAAATCCTCATGTGCTCCTTTAATCATAAATTCCTCAGCACCTACTGTAGCACCAGTTATATTCATATGCCCAAGAACTATATTGCATTCTTCTGGGTCCAAATCCTCCTCCAAAAGTCTTGCCTTGTCATCAATAAATTCCTGGACATTCTTATAACTTTCCTCTGCTGCTCGAGCCTTCGATATATGAGGCAACGTAATTAAATTAAGACCCTGTCTAATTTCACGATTTACAACATCATGATATATGGTTATGTGCCTAAATCCGACAGCTGAGATTGGTTCTAGTGCTGAGGTTTTACCTCGTTCGTCAATTACGTCATGGTTGCCGGCG